TGGCGTAAATGGTCTATCGACCTTGTTAATAATCCCACAGCTTCATCATGGACCTTAACTAACCTTGCCCAAAATTCGTCTGCACAATTTTTACGTTCTGTTGTTTCTGACAGTAAAAATATTTATTATAGTAAGTCCGGTTCTTCGGGAATTGTTCGTGCTTACTATACCGGTGGGGCAACTTATAGTGAAGTAAATATTGGTGACAGTACACAAACTTATTACAATTTATTAACTACAGGTAATAGACTTTTTGCAACACGTACATCGGGATCTGGATCAACAGCAGTAGCTTATTTTTGCGAAATTAATACTTCAACTGATACAGTTATATCGCAATATTTATTTAATCGTATGCCTATGTTTACGGCAGCCATTCCGGGACCAGACGGAATTTATTTTAGTTCCGCTCCGTATAGAGATTTTGATGCAAACGCAAATGTTGAAGGTTTGAATTCTATAATTTATCGTTCAACAATTGACGAAACTACAGGTAATTTAAATCCCCCAAGTCCCGTTGTTTCTTTACCGCAAGGTGAAGTTATTACTACAATGGAAAGTTATTCGGGTTATATTTTAATTGGTACAACTAAAGGTGTACGTGTTGGACAATTTACCGCTACGGGTGGTATTTCTTACGGTCCTTTAATAGAGATTGAAAGTTCTTATAAGGGGTACACAAAAAATGATTGGAAATATCATAGTGGTGTAACTTGTTTTGAACCCGAAGGACAATATGTTTGGTTTGGTTGGAGTAAACATTATCCCGAAATTGCTGTTGACGAGGACTTGGGTTTTTATACAGGTTTAGGTCGATTGGATCTTTCACAGTTTGTAGATGAGTTGCAACCTGCTTATGCACCAGACCTAATGTATTCACCCAATTATAATGCTAATCGTGAAGTTTCTTCCATTGTTACATATGGTGGTAAAAGATATTTCACTGTTCTTGGATTGACTGGTAACGGACCTTCACCTTCCTTTACTGTTGGTGCTGGTAAACGTGCCGGTGTGTGGGGCGAAACCTCAAACTATGCTCTTGATGGTTGGTTAGATACGGGTTTAGTTAACTATGATACGGCTGAACCTAAGCGGTTCGTGCGTTTAGATGTTAAACATAAAGCTTTGTTTGATACTTCTGCTATCAGTTGGCAACTTAACGATCAATTTAATTTTACTTCTGGTTTTGGTATTGAAACTTCTGATGTTGAAGATACTGTTGAATTATCTACAGCAATTGATGATTTAGCAGGAGAGTCGGCGGCCATTCGTTTTCATTTAGAAGCAACAACTGATCAGGTTTATACGCCTGAACTTCTGCGTTGGACAATTCGTGCTGTACCCATTGTGGAACGGCAGGAAGAAATTTATCTTCCTATTATTCTAAAAGATGATACGACCCATTCTTTTGTTTCAACAGTTGCTTTAGATCCATATGATGAGTTTCAAAGTTTAAAAGCTTTGATGGAATCAAGAGTTCTTGTGCCATTGACAATGGGAGATGAAACTGTTGACGTCATAATTGATTCAATTATTACAGGTCAAGATCAGGGAGTTCGTGTTGATCGTTGGAATTCCGATGAGTCGTGGCCGGAAGGTATTTGGTATGTCAAATGTATTACTATTTCTGATACTGGTGTCACTACTACTCCTGTTGTTGTAAATAATTTGGTTGGTCCTGCTGGTCCCACAGGGGCTACTGGGGCCACCGGGGCTACTGGAGCCACAGGAGCAACTGGTGCTACAGGTCCGCAGGGTCCTAAGGGGGACACGGGTGATACTGGACCTACCGGCGCAACCGGCCCAACCGGTGCAACGGGTCCGCAGGGACCGAAAGGCGACACGGGGGCTACTGGTCCTATTGGTCTTACTGGTGCAACTGGTGCTACAGGTGCGCAGGGACCGAAGGGAGATACCGGAGATACGGGACCAGCAGGTGCGACAGGAGCGACGGGGGCGACTGGCGCGACTGGAGCGACTGGTCCTCAAGGCCCTAAAGGAGATACTGGTGATACGGGACCGCAGGGTGCGACTGGTCCTACTGGTGCTACGGGAGCGACCGGTGCTACGGGACCGACTGGTGCTACGGGTGCTACTGGTCCGGCTGGGGCGGATGGAAAATCTGTTTTAAATGGTACGGGTGCGCCTTCTTCTGGATTAGGTGTTGATGGCGATTTTTATATTGATACTGCTGCAGAAAATATTTACGGTCCTAAAGCTGCTGGTGCGTGGGGTTCACCGACTTCTTTGATTGGCTCTGTTGGGTCTGTTGATTTGAATGATTTGACAGATGTTGTTATTGCGACTCCGCTGGAATTTCAGACTCTTGAATACAATGGGACTAACTGGGTTAATGCTTATGCAAGTGTTGTCACTTGGGCACGTAACGATGAGGCGACAACGCTGACTACCGGAACCGTTGTGTATGCTTCTGGTGCTACCGGTGATCATGCAAACGTTAAACGAGCAGATTATGGTTCTGAGGCTACTTCCGCAAAAACTGTTGGTGTTGTTGGGGCGAACATTGCTGCTGGTGCAAACGGTCCAGTCATCACAAGAGGATATGTTGACGGTATTGATTTGACTGCTTTTTCTCCGGGTCAAACTGTTTATCTTTCAACTAATGGAACTTTTACATCAACAAAACCAACTGCTCCAAACCATATGGTTTATGTTGGAGTTACAGTACGATGCAATAGTAATGGCATTTTGTATGTTCTTACTCAAAACGGTTATGAGTTAGATGAGTTGCATGATGTGTCGTTGCCGTCACCTACTTCTGGTGATTTCCTAAAATATAATGGAACTTTATGGGTGGCTGATGATGTTGATTTGGGAACTGACACTAACGGTGATTATGTTGCTGGAGTAACTGGTGGAACTGGTGTCACCGTTACCGGTGGAAGTGGTGAAGGTTCTACGCCTTCTATTGCTATTGGCCAGTCAGTTGCTACGTCTGCTAATCCATCATTTAATACAGTTACTTCCACGGTTGCGACTGGTACTGCACCTTTTACTGTTACATCTACGACGGCAGTTACTAATCTAAACGCTGATATTCTTGACGGTCAACAAGGTTCATATTATTTAGACCTCACTAATGCCACGAATACTCTTGCTATCAATAAGGGTGGTACCAATAACGCTAGTTTAGGTGTTACTGCTGGCGGTCTCGTTTATGCTGATGGCACTAAATTGCAAACTACAGCGGCTGGTACTGCCGGTCAGATTGCCACTTCTGGCGGTTCTGGTGCTCCGACTTGGACTACTGTTGTTCCTGTTGCTAATGGTGGTACAAACAATGGTTCACTAGCGGTTACTGCTGGTGGCACATTGTATACGGATGGTTCTAAGGTTGTGAATGTTGGGGCCGGTACGAGCGGTCAGGTTTTGACTTCTGCTGGTTCTTCTGCACCTACTTGGTCAAATGCTCAATATATTATTTGTACGAGTACTACAAGGCCGAGTAGTCCAGTCAAAGGTCAAATGATTTATGAAACAGATACTGGCAAAAAGTTGGTTTATTATGGTGCTACTACTGGTTGGAATTTTCCGTGGAATCAACCGTGGGGCTATATAATGTTTTTAAATACAAGTGGAAACGTGTCTTATACGAGTGCGTGGACATCTATTCTTTCTCATACGTTTACAACGCTTGTAAATAGGCGAATTCTTGTTCAAGGCGAAATGGCATTTAGTCCCGGAGGTGCAGGACAGGTAAACGTTGGAATTGGACCTTCGGTTGGTTCGCCCGACTATCAAAGATATTACTATGCCAATGGTGGCGGTTGGCTTTCACAGTTGGGTGTTTCTTATTCGTATGCAACTACTGCCACTTCCAATACTCGTATTTTGCAAATTGCTCAAGCAACTGGTTCTGGTGGTGGAACTGCTATGGCGGGTGCAACATTGAATATTCAAGATATTGGGCCAGTCGGGAATCCACCCGCAGCATAATAATACAACTACCAAAATAAGGAGAACGTTTTATGTCCTATTATCTATTAGATAATCTACCACGATCACCTCAGTTTTATCCATCGCGCAATAATGGATGGCAGGGTGGAATTGTAATTCATACAACCGAAGGTGTAGGTGGCTATGACTCAGCGGAAAATACCGCAGCTTTTATTGCCAGACGCAATGATCCGGGTAGCTATCACGTAATTGTTGACTTAGATGGTCCAGTATGGTTGATGCCTATTACATATACGGCTTTTGGCGTGGCTAGTCCCGGCTTCAACAGCACTTGTGTAATGGTTGCGCTTGCTGCAAGATCTGTCGATCTTGATCTTGGCAATGGATATACTCCTACTGAAATTGATTTTATGGCACAAGCAATTGTTGAAGCATGGTTAGAGGCAGGCTTTGATCCTAAGGCTGGCTTAGAGTTTATTGGGGATGGGGTGAAATATCGGCAGGGGTTAGCTCATCATGGAGATGTGCAGCCTGCTGATCGGTCGGATGCGTGGGCTAGATCACCTCAACGCGCCGACTTTGATGCTTATCTCATTCAAAGGATTGCGCACCATGCCGGAGGGGTTGCCCCTATTGTGCCCCCATTTGCTCCTCCTGCGCCTCCTAGCGGTTCTGTGTGGCAGGTAGGCTCAACGGGCGATAAAGTCCGTGAAATCCAAAATATCGTGGGTGTGGAAGCAGATGGTATTTTTGGGCCGCAGACTGAGGCTGCGGTTCGGCAATGGCAGTCGAATCTTAGGGTTACTGCTGATGGTGTTTGGGGTCCGCAGACAGAGGAAGCAACTAAAAACTTGTTTGCGTTTTTATCTAACCTTCCTATTGTGCAGGAAGTTAATCCATCAAACGGATTTTTTGAAGCCCTCAACAACGCTATGACCAGTGTGTTACAAATCGGTAGCCGGGGTGGGGACGTTAAAATCCTTCAAGGTGGACTCAACGGTATCGGCTATCCGCTTGTAGCCGACGGCATCTTTGGCCCCCAAACCGACGCTGCTGTCCGCAGATTCCAATCTGACCGGGGATTACGGGTCGATGGTGTCGTTGGTCCGCAAACGTGGAAAGCTTTGGTCGCATGAACACATGGCCTGTGGTTGCTGCTATGGAACCCGAAGGAATTATTGCAGCTATTATCACAGGTGCTTTTGCATTGGCTGGCGTAATTTGGCAGTCAAGAAAAACAAGACGAATTAATACACAAGAACACGATGCTAATTCCCACAAGCTTGACAAAATTGAAGTTAAGATTGACCGGGTGGACTATCGTATTGATCGGGTCCAAGATCAATTGGAGGATCACCTTGAAGAACATAGAAAACCATCCATCTGGGACAGTTAAAAACTGATGAGTGCTGTCGATGAGTTACGCACGCACTTCATTATCCCCGACACCCAAGCCAAGACCGGGGTTCCTACTGCGCATCTGGAATGGTGCGGGGCCTACATCGTGGACCGCAAACCAGATGTTGTTGTACATCTTGGCGATCATTTCGACGGTCCTAGTCTTAGCAGTTACGATGTTGGCAAGAAAAGCTTTGAAGGCCGTCGCTACCTTGCTGACGTAGACGCAGCTAACGAAGCTTTTGATTTATTGTGCGCACCATTAGAACAACATAATCGTACGCGCGCGCTCAGCAAACACAAAAAATACCAACCCGAACTACACTTTCTCATCGGTAACCACGAAGATCGGATTACTCGGGCCGTCAACGATGACGCAAAACTGGAAGGCACAATAGGTTTAAACGACCTCAACTATGAATCACACGGCTGGACTGTGCATGACTTCCTTAAACCTGTGGAAATCGACGGAGTATGGTACGCCCACTATTGGGCAAACCCCATGTCGGGCAGACCATACGCAGGAACAGCAGCGACTAGACTCAAAACATTGGGCCACAGTTTTACAATGGGCCATCAACAAACCTTAGATTATGCAACACGATTTTTATCTAACGGTGTCCAGCAATGCGGTCTAGTTGCCGGAGCTTTTTATTTACACGACGAAGAATATAAATCCTATCAGGGCAACGCACATTGGAGGGGTCTCATAGTCTGCCATCAGGTAAACAATGGAGCCTACGATCCAATGTTTGTAGGCATGGATTATCTGTGCCGCCGATACGAAGGCATGGCACTTGCAAAATTTATGAGGAAACTATACTGATATGGACGAATCAACATTACAACAGGCACACAACCTTGTGTATGGTGCGCGTGGAGAACTTTACGACCATCCCGCAGACGATTACGGACGCACCGTAAAGCTTTTTAAACTAATGACTGGTATAGAAATGACTGCAGCAGAAGGCACATTATTTATGCTGTGTGTCAAACTTTCGCGATTAGCTCATGCGCATCAACAAAACTTTGAACCCACAAAAAAACAAGACACAGTAGTAGATGGTGAAGGATATCTTGACTGCTACTGGCAAGTAATCACCAGAAAGGAAACCCAATGCAAGCAACCCAACGAATCACCGATGCAGTACGCAATGCTGAATGGCGATCTAATACCATTGACCGACTTATCCGATCCGCAGTACAGGGATACGCAGCAGTTTGGCTAGCAACCGGAGCAGCTTTTGACGGACTTATCTCATGGGAACCCGTTAAAGGTGCTGTTGTAGCAGTTGTGCTTTCAGTCTTGTTTACTTTTGGGGCTACACAGGTAGGTGATCCAACAGTGAATAGTTTTAAAAGTGGGAGCGGTGGGGCTTGAACCCACGACTATCGGCTTAAAAGGCCGCTACTCTACCAACTGAGTTACACTCCCCAAGTACGCCACATATGTCACGTACTTAACGTACGGCGTTATGCTCGGATACCTTGTTCCCAAGCAAGATGCAATTGAGTATTGGCACGCAGCAAAGTCTGACGATCACGCGCACGTTCCGTGTAATGCCATTCACTAAACGCAGAAGCTAGAGCAGCCTGAAGTACATCATATTGCGCTTCAGTCAAACTCACCTTCATTGTGCGTTTGCCATCACTCATCAGAATCAACTGGCTTGAACACCGTGACTCGGGTGTGCGGGAAGGTGCGTGTATGTCCATTAGGTCCACCAACAACCACAACAGACTCACCGTTATCAGTCATTTTGACATACGACCAATCACCAGTAATACCAACGATCGCAACCTTACGACCAGATTCAATTTGTGACCAACGAGTCACAATCTCATTCTTGGGGGGACGACCACGCCCCCGCTTAACCCGTGCAACATGATCAATAAAAGTGGGAATAGGTGTTTCAACTGCCTCGTACATTGATCCTCCTTAGATCAATTGATTTAACTTACTTGCAAGATCCTCAAACTCTGAGGGTTTTACTGGACCATAATATACAGCATCACTCTTCAATAACGCATCTTTCCACTCTAACTGTGCCGGACGCATCCTACCTTTTTCTGATTTCAACTCAATAAACACTAACACACCATTCGACGGATGCACTGCACAAATATCAGGAAACCCCGGCTTAGACGTACGCACAGAAGCGTGCTGCAATGACCGATCATGGAACCAAAGGAAACCTAATAACGTCAAAAGCTTTTCGACCTGACGTTGAAACTCCCGTTCGGTTACCTTAATACCTTCGCTAGCCATGTATTAAAATTAGCCTGTTTCCCAGCATCTAACATGTATGCCGCACGCAACCAATACAAAAGCTCACGCACATCAGAATCTTCTTGACCAAAACCACCACGCGCCCACCGATTAGCCAGCGGACGAGGCACAAGTACACGCAAAAAATCTGTTTCTTGCGGGTCCATCAACCATCTCTACTTTCCGGGTTGCCAATTAATTGAATGAAGTGTCGGTTCACGACGCAACATTTCCAACTCTTCCTGCTCAGCTTCCAACAACTTTTCCTGCATCTTTAAACGTACACGTGCGTCTTGAATCCGACGGCGCTGACGTTTAGTCCGAGGACCACCACCAGCTTTACGATTACTATACCCCGGAAAGTCACGCACAATTATCCTTCCACGTACTTAGCTAAACGAATAGTACGTAAAGTAGCAGCACGTAACTCTGCACCCTCTGAACATACATTCTTAGACTTACAACCAGCACATTTCATTTTATGCGCTTTCCAAAGCTTCCACGCTTTATCGAACTCTTCACTAGCCATAAAGAAATAGTACCCGGAACGGGAGTCGAACCCGTACACCCTTACGGGTCAAGGATTTTAAGTCCTCTGCGTTTACCAATTTCGCCATCCGGGTAGAATTTATTCTTCAACCGGAACTTCATCTTCAATATTAGAAATAGCTTGAAACCATTTGTCAATTAATACAAGTTCTTTTTCTAACTCGGCATTACGACGTTGCACAATTAACGCCACCATAAAATAATAACCAGCAAAAAAACCAATAATGGCAGCACCAATCAAATTAATAATAGCAACCCAACTCATTTTGCTTTCACAACCTTTCCTTCATCAACAGCAGACCACTCAGCCTGCCCCGATAACAAACCAGCAATCTGCCGATCCGTCAATGCAACTTGATCACGAGGCGCATTAGGCAACGACCACACATCATCGACAATTTCAGCATCAACAACCTCGTCCACAATCCCCGAGACACTACCATCAACTGCCACATCTCCGGTAGTAGACTGTGGACTAAGCGACAGAGGCGTACGATCACCCACTTTGTTAAGCGAATCAACCTCCGTCACCCCCTGATTCAAAGCCAAAGCTGACCCTGCACCAGAGAGAATTTCTTCCACACTCATATCAATAGCAAGGGTAGGAACAACAAACTTACGACGACCACCTTGCGACTGACGATGTTCCAATCGCAAACGACCACGCAATACACCAGTATCCTGCAACTTACTAATCATATCTGCCATACCCGGCAATTCTTCCGCAGCGTTCCAACCCTTAGATTCCAAACGCCATGACCCACCAAACCGAATAGACGGAATAACAACATTTAAACGCGTATATGGACGGCACTCCAACTTCTGCTTACCATCACAAATACATGGCACAATTACGGGTTCATAATCAGCGTCAAAAGATCGCTGAGAAGTTTCACATTCAACGCCATCGCAACGACGCACACACCCACCGCCACTCCACATTTCATAAGATACATCTAAACCTCCCGGCATAATCCAAACAGCAATGTCATTGGCTTTAGTTACAACTTCAAATTGATTAGTGGGCGAAGCTTTAGGATCCGACCACGGTTTAGCATCTCCACCATACTGTTCAGCCAACTGTTCAATAGCAAACCGATCAGGTGACGTAAAACGAAACGTATCAATCGACTTCATAGCCTTACCAGTTTTAATACCAAGCCTGATACGACCATGCTCAACCATACGCCGACCCAAATCAGCAACCGGAACAATCGTACGACCCATCAAACTCTCCTTAGAGTCCAAGTTTATTTACAGCAGCAGGAGTCAACTCCCATTTGATTGACTCGCTATTCATCTTAGTACGACCAAACCTACCAGAAGCCTGCAACCAACCATCATTCACAAGCTCCGTTCTACGGGGCGCAGCAGTATACAAATTCATATCTAACCTAGCAGCTACATCTTCATCAATCAAACCATCACCACCCTCACGACGATCAGCAATGAACGCAGAAAGCACAGACGCACGGGCCGTACCTGACTTTGGGAACTGCATCATAGCGGCAGCCCGTTCAGAAGGTTGCCGATTACGTGACCGACCCGGACGGGGCGCATGAATATCTTTCAGACTTGTGGGCCACGGCAAACGTAACACACGATTTGTGCCTTCATCAATCCAGTTACCAATTTCGGTTACAAAACCACGAGCATCACGAATCGTAACTAACTTACCCTCATCAAAAACAAGATCTACATACCCTGATACTGGTGCAATTGACTCACATTTGACTGGCTCAACACTATTATCAACAGCAAAATTAGAAGCTAATACATTCACCCGATCAACTAAATCCATATCCACTCCTTAAGCAGATGGAAAATAAATATTAATATAACCAACAATCATCTCACGCACCCACGAACCATCTTTAGTGGACGCAACAACAAAATCATCATCGACACGCATCACAGAAATAAACTCATCAGTCTCAAAAGAATACGTAGTTACGCACGCACCATTTTCTAAAGGCACACACTTTGACCTGACAAAACTATTCATAGAACACATCTGCGATACAGCAGACGCATCATAAAAACAAACAGCAGACAACATTACTACCCTTTCAAACACAGATCACGATACCGGCAATATCCACATTGCCAAGCCCGACCTGAATCAATCAACTGATCTTCATGAGTCAGTTCCCATCGACCAGTAGAAGGATCAGTAATAGTCACAATAAGACCATCATCATTTTCAATAGTGGGATCGACTAACCCACTACCATAATCAATTTGATTTAATACCGCGCGCACACGCAAAATCTCAGCCTCAGCCAATGGCATCCACTCAGCTTTGCTATATGTCCATTGTGCAGTAAACCTACCAAACACCGGATCATCACAATACTTACCAGCAAGAGAAGCAGACACATTCTCCATAGACACATAACAAATAATCACATCATCAGCGTCCAACGCATACGCCGACAACGCAGCCTGCTTAATATGATCACGACGCGGACCCTCAGCTGGACCCTTAAAACCAGTAGCAGCAACTTTAAAACCAAAACCATTCAACGTTTTAATCTCAACAACAATTTTACGATACGGTTTCTCATCCTTGTCATACAAAGTAAAGAACATATCAACATGACCAGAACCAGAAATCTCAGGAAGCGAAGTCTTAGTCTCCATCTCAACCGTGTAATAATTACAATCAAACATATTATTCACCGTACTGCGCTCAAAATATTCTTGAATCGCAGTATGAACCATAGTACCTAAACCCATACGCCACGCATCAGCAGCATCCGGAGGATTCGTAACCTCAGCATCAGCAATATAAAACTGAAGTTGCCGACCACACGAACCAGCCATCGAAAAACGAAAACGCGAACCCTCTACAGCATGTGCCTTATTCTCTTGATAATTCTGATCTAACCAAGCCTGCGCAATCGCACGACCAATGAATGGGTCAGCGTCAGGACGCACACCATTACCAGTAGACGCAACAGGTAAATCTCCAAGATTCTTTTTAATCGGCATCAATCGCCTCCAATTTTCCTTGATACATAACAATTTCGTGAGTACGAAAATTATCTACAAAGAACTCGCACTCAACTTTATCTTTCAACCATTGTTTAAAACTTGCCATATAGTCATAACTACTAGTCTCACAAACAAAACGCACAACAAACTCTTGACCCATCACAACCCCTCAATAATGTCAATAGGAATAGGTTCGGCTTTTTCGTATGTACGCATCAACGCTAAATACTCATCATTCAAAGACTCAGCACGACCATCACACATCATCCCCGAATCCCACAAATATTCAGCTACCAATCCATCCAACATGTGACTATCAACCGCACTCTCAGGAATCTGCGTACAATCCACAACCCATTGCGCAATACGTTCACGCAACAAATCAATATCCTCTTCATCCTTAACTTCAACTTCCTTCACATCTAATTTAGTTACAAAATGTTCAACAAAATATTTAGCCATCACCACTCCTTAATTTTAGGAAGGCCGTGATAATCAATAACCTTTTCTTTATACAATCGACTATACGTTTGATAACCAACACCAATATTACCCAACATCTGCTCATACTTTTTTACAGTTGCAATCGGTAACACATCAATAGCTTCCGAAAGAAAAGCACGCAACGCATCATAATCACCAGAACTCAACAACAACTGAACTTCGGAAAAAGAAAGAACAATCATCAAACACCTACAAGAATCTTCAAAGCTTCATGCTTTTTCAACGACGACGCAGACGTAGGATCAATCGCCATACGCGCACGACGATCAGCGTCTTTACCCTGCACATGATCAAGAAATTCAGTCACCGTATTGAACACAGACCAACCAGTATCACCGAAACCACCAGCATTAGACGGCGCACGATACAGATCAACAAGCTTCTCACGACGGGTATCCCAAATCTTCCGGGCACGATCAGTAGCATCCTGACCTTCTGGCTTTGGCCAAACCCGATTAATTACAACGTCAAGCACCGACAAACCACCCTTACACATATCCAACTTCGCCGCCAACTTTGTAAACTCCTCATCAGCACCATATTGCAAACCGAGAATATCACGGACCTGTGACATACGCTCACCTGCATTGCGAGTATGACGCACGCGACACACCGATTTAGCACTACGCAAACCAGCAGTCACCGTGTTATTACATACAGACCGAATATGCGAATTATAAAACGTAATAGGTTGCGACCCATCATGTGACGACAAAAAGCCAAGACCTTTTGTAGACCGATCAACAGCACCAGACGGAAGCGTCACTTCAACATCACCAAAATTAATAAAGCCAAAGAACTGACGACCATCGAAAATAATACCCATAGTATCAAGCACAGCCTGATCAGCAGACGCACCAACAACAGCCATAGCAAGCTCAGCCACAGAATGATACTGAACAATCTCATAACGAGAACCAGTAATACCAAGAACAACCTGCTCATTGGGATCATCAACACTCGGCCAAACAATAGCTTGATGCGAATTAATCTCTTGCATACCAGAAGCAGTCATTGCATAAAGCGGGGCTTTAGAAGCAACACGCACATTTGCAGCACGAACGGCTTCGTCTAGAGTAAACCCATTCTCAAACTCAACACCAAGACGATGCCACGGATTACCATTGCGCACGTTATAACAAAACGATGCACGACCTGCACGGTCAATTTCTAATTGATGAGCCATGATTCCTCCTATAATAGTCACGGCGCAATTGTTCAATTTGAACAACATTTAACTTACTAAAATCTTTTACAGCTGACAAACTAAAACCATTATATTTTACAAAACCTTTATGTTTTTTTATTCACTTGAAACGAAAAGCAGATACTACACCGGGCAAAACAACGATGTCCTCCTGCGTGTTCATCACGCCCTCTTTCCGTGTGTGTGTCCTAGTTCCGCGCGCAGACGTTCGATCTCGTCAGCGGCAAGATGGTGCAACCAACAGTCGGTATGACCGTGGTCATCTCTTGGATTATCTCCCGTATGAGGAAGGCCAGCAGGACAGGCACGATCTCGCAGTCGCTCAACGATGTCTGTCATTGTCCGAACGCCTTCGCGTGTAGTTACAATGTCTTTCTGCGTGTGCATCACGCCTCCTTCTCGTGTGCTTCCCACTTCCACAACAAAAATTATTTATCCATTTTAGCTAAACGAATTTCATCAACGTAATCATCTATTTGATACTCTCTTTCAAACATTAACTCATAATCATACAAAATAAAATAATAATCATCCCAAATTTCTTTAGGATGCACACCTATTTGATCGCACAAATTCTCAGCACTAACCCACGGAATACCATTACGCACATAACGTGTAATAGTTTTACGTGACACACCAAGAATCTCACTTAAATCGACAGCAGTCATAACACCGCCACAAGTATAGGTAAAACGACTAGCACTCC